TTGCCCTTCTAAAATAATTTTACGCATTGTATCTATAAATTCCTACTAAATACTTTTTCCACAACGGATAAAGATTTTCTCGACATGAAAGTCGATTTACAGCATGATGAAAAAATATATCATTGTCTAAGTAAACTCCACAATGGTTAGGTACATCTGCTTCCATTTGAAAAATTAATATGTCATTTTTTCTTAAATCTTCTACTTTAATAAACTTCCATTCTTTTAAATGTTCTTCTGTGAAATAGTTTTCTCCAATTTTCCACCAATCATCTAAATAAGGTAATCGTTTTTGTACTTCTATATCTAAATACTCTTTATAATAATCTCTTACTGCTTCTAAACAATCATGTTTACCAAATTCATAGTCGCGGCCTATTAAAGGACTGCAATTAACTTCTGGTTCTACTATATTTAATTCCATTGAGGGAAAAGAAAAAATATAGTAAGGTATTCCTAAAGCATCGCAGTATTTTTTATCATTCTCACTTGCTTCATTTGAACTATGTATATGATTATGAACTATAGCAAATATATTTGCTTTTTTCATTACTTTTACATAATCACTAGGATCTAATATAAAGTCATCATTCTCTTCTGCAAGATTTGTGCAAGGATACCACTTTTTCTTACCTTTTACTATTCCTATAATTCCACAACCTTCTTGAGGATAGCACTCTTCAAAGTGCTCTTTTATTTGTTCGATCATCTAAACTTACCTGTTCCTGGAAATGCTCCAAAAGGAAGAGGAACACTACTTCTTTTAACTACTTGAGGTGTTGCATTACTAGTTGTATATGGATGCCTAGCTGTAACTTGAAATCTACACTTACAAGAGGATAATTTCTTTCCACATTTATCTGCGCGAGTCCATGTAGTGCTCTCAGTTGGATCATTATTTGTACTTGCTAATAAAGCTCTCCAAATTGTAGTTTGAGTACCATTATCATATTCTACATAGTCTCCTGCCGAAAAAGTATTAGTGGCAGAGGGAGAAGTATCCCAAGTTTTATATAAATAGATTGTGTCCCACTTTGCCGAGTCAGCAGAAAACGAAGTAGCATCAGAAGTATGGGCAGTGTTACATCGATAGTAGTTATTGCCACTCTTTACATAATAATTTACAGCGTAGGAAGTAGAAGTTGCCCATGCTGTATCTGCAATAAGATCCCAATTTGCTGAATCTCCCGCAAAAGTTGCTCCCGAAGTGTGTGCAGTATTTGCCATATAAACTTTTGCACTCTCTAAAACTAAGTCTCCCACTGAGTAAGAAGTAGAAGTTGCCCAAGGTGTATTTGTAGTAAAAATAATTTCATCAATTATAGGCTCGTCTTTTTCTGTAAAGTATGCCTTAAAATCCCCAGTTGTTGTCGTACTTGTGCCAAGTTCAATTAAACTATTTTTACTCCAAATACACCCGCCACGAGAATTTAAATCATTTCCTTGATATTCCCAGGAACAGTATTTTCCTAATACACTTCTATTTGGAATCTGTATACCTCCTAAGTCAAAAGGAGATGCTAATTCGAATGTTACTGAAATAGGATTTTCTTGTGAAACTCTATCAATTATATATTTTTGAATAGGGAATTCAATAGGCGGAGTTGTAGAATCATATGCACCTGCTGAACCTCCTGGCTCATATAAGTATTTTTTTAGAGTGGTTCTTTTAACAACAGGCTGACCAACTAAGTCATCATTTTTAAAATCACCTATTTCAGTATCAAAAACAGAAGTTACATTTGCAACAGTAAGGTTAGGTCTATTTTGAGCCCCATCTGCGCTATACTCTATTCCATCTACTTGAATTGGAAAAGGCATATAACTTTTTACATTATATGGGCTAGTTCTCTCACGAAAATAAATATAGCCTTCTTCACTAGCTGTAGAGTTATCACTATCAAAGTCTGGATGAAAATATAAAACTGTTCCATCACTTAAAGTAAGCTCAAACAGTTCTACAAGTTCACTTCCTGGGTCTTGTTTTTGTACTACATCTATTAAATCTGTCATGCTTCATAAACTCGTCTAAAAGTTGCACTCGCAGAAGGGTGTCCATCATAAGTATAAGTTTGATTATAAGTATCACAAACTACTTTGACTGTAAGTTCTCCCCCTGCATTATCGTCTGGAACTGTAAAGTAAAAAGAAGTTACTCCGCCTAAAGATGCTAAGTACCCCGTAATATCATCAAGCTCAGCTTCAGTACGATTATTAAAAGTTACGTTAAAAGTTTCTTCAATTGGATTTAGTCCGTCTGCAATTCTTTGCTCGTATCCATCCCCGAACTTTGCAATACGAACTCGAGGCTTAGATTGTCTGCCCAACCCTTTATCAGGAATAATTTGTCTGCTACCGTAGGCTGCTGAAGTTGTGAATCCGATTGCCATTATGCTACTCCGTATGGATTAAGTATTCCACCTGAACGTTTCTGATTTTGTAGTTCTGTTTGTACTGCTTTTGCGATTGCTTTTCCAAGGTTGCCTGCTTGATTAGAATCTTGCTGAGAACTTGAATTTGCTTTGCCTTGGTTGTCTACAGATACATTTACAGTAACATTATTGTTTTGCCCACTACCATTCATCATTTCAACAGGGATCTTATTCCCATTAGGAAGTGGTACTACTGCTTCGGTTCCATGTAGTATAGCAGGATAACCAGCTTCTCTACCACGTGCAATTCCACCTTCTGCGTACTGTTCGACAATACCGCCTCGTCTAAAGCCGTACATAGTATCAAAATTAATTGCGCCGCCTGGAGAAGATCTTCCTCCAGAAGGAATAAAGCTACCAAAGCCTCCACCGGAGCCTCCAAGGCCCCCTAAAGCGGCTTTTAATAAGTTTGCTACAATTAATTGTGCAATAACTTCTGAAATTGATTTAAGAATTGCAACTGCCATATTTTTAAATGCGTCTTTAACACTTGCAGTTCCTTGAATAAGCGCATTAATTCCTTCTGAAAAACTATTAACAAAGGAAGTACCTACACTATCAAAGATTCTTTCCATGTCGCTTAAATTAGAATTTAATACTTCTAGTTCTCCAAGTCTGTCTAAAAGTCCTTCTACTCCAGTTCTTCTATCGGATTCTAGAGCAGCTAAAGCTCCTTCTCGAGCTTGAGAAACTCCACTTAGCATTTCCTGATTAACCCTAGCTATTTCTGCTTGATAATAAGACCCAGTAAAATCTTCCTTTGCCGCTAAGTCTTGGGATTTAAGAGCAGCTTCATTTGCAGCTATTTTTAACTTGTACTCTAGTAATTTATATTCTAAATCTATGCTTTTCTTTTTTTGTTCTGCTTCGAAATTAATTACTTCAATCCGTCTAGTTAAAAAAGCTCTTTCTACTTCTAAATTTCTTTTAGACTGTTCTTGTTCAGTAATGCCTGCTGCTTTTTTTATTGCATTTGTAAAACCTAATTGTTCTGATCTATTTTGTGCATTTGATCTAAATTGAGCTAGTTTTACTTCGTTTTCAAGAATGCTCTTTTTAAACCCCAACTCTTTTTGGAGCATTTCCAGTTGTTGTTTTTGTACCTCTAATACTTGGGAGCGTCCTTTTAAATAATAAATCTCTCTCTCAACATCAAGAGTACTTTGACGTATAAATAGCTCTTCCTTTGCTATTCCTTGATTGATGACTAGCTGTCTTCCTTGTTGAACAAGAGCTTCATAACGTCTTCTAGCAGCATCAACTAATTCATCCCCAGACACCGCGTTATTAGCTATTAATAATGCATTAATTGCTTCTTCGTTATTTATTATTTCTTGATCTATTTTTTGCTTGTTAAAAGTTGCATTAACAAGATTTCTTTGATACTCTACACTATTATTAAGAACAGCGCTTCTTCTTTCTTCAATACCTAAAAGAGCCATTTGAGCTCTATGCTCCTGCTCAACTATTGTTTCTATTTTTTCGTACTGTTCTTTCATTTTTAAAAGAGTTCTTAACTCTCTATCCATAAATGGCTGTATAAACTCTTGTCTACCACTATACACCTCTTCCATTGATATTTCTTGCATGGCTTTTTGTCGTTCAGCCCTTATTTCTTTAATGGCTGCATTTATACCGCCTAAAGTTCCTAAGCCAGAAGTATTTATACCTAAATTTTTAAAATTATCTTCCATTGCACTAAAGGCTACTCGAATATCATTTAATGCATTGTCTCCTGCAGTATTTTGACTAAGATTTCCGAAAAAAGATTGGACTGATTGATTAGCAGCTTTTATTGCTTGGTCAGCAGCACTAATGGCGCTTCCTAAATTCTGCATATTTAAAAATGCAGCTTCCATCTGCTCTTTAGTGCCGCCATTAGTCAATATCTTAAGAAGTTCTTTTGCTGCTTTATTTCTACCTCTATCTAACTGCAACGCTTTTTGTAAAATTGGAATTTGATCGTCATAAGCGTAATTTTCATCTATTGTAGTTCTTAGAGACTCTCTCCTTTGGTTTAACTCTTTTGTATTTATAAGTACTCCGTTTCCCCGATCTCTAACTTCTCTATTATTTGCCTCTGCTGTTGCTATTTCCTTTTCTACTTCTAGTAGTTCATTCCTTACTTTTATATAATCATTAACAGCAATAATATTTTCCTTAGTACTTAAAGCGCTTAATTGATTACCAATAGCTGACATAGCAGTATTTGTAGAGCCACTAACATTCATTATTCGCATTTGAATTTCTAGAAAGTTTGTATACTGCTCATTTAGGCTTTTTAGTTTTTCTGAGAGTTTTTCTGCCTCTTTCTGCGCTTTCGTTTGCTTCTTTTCAAACCAGCCAAAGTGATCCGCAGCAACCATAAACAAAGATGCAATTAGTGAAACCCAGCCTAAAGCATTTAGGAGAGTAGCACCAAAAGTAATTGCAGCAGTTTTAAGAGTTTGAAAGCCTAATTTAATGGAGGCAAAGCTTAATTTAAATTGAGCTTCCATTCTCTTTGTACTTGTAACTAGACCAGACTCTGCGTCTGCCATTTGTTTCATTGCCAGCCTAAAATCTTTAACAATGGCAATATCCATTCCTTTAAATATTCCTTTTACAATTTCTCCATGCTGTCTATACTGTGCTTCAGCAGCTTTAACAGCTTTATTTAAATTAGCTTTATCTGTGCCTGTTAGCTTGCCTCCCTCTGCTACTTTTTTAAAGATTGCAGAAGTGCTTCCAGCTTTATTAAAAGCAATAGCTTGTGTTTCAATTTTTTTAGTTAGCTCTCCTACACTTAGTTTTGCGGCTTCTGCATTTTTCTTTAACTGACCATAGCTTTTTCTTTGTGCTTCCAGAGCTTCTTTTGATGCTGCTGTTACATTTTTAAATTCAAATCCCATTGCAGCCAATGGACCTTTTACTAATAATCCAAGAGCTGCTACACCTAGCATAGGAGTTTCAGTCAATACTTTTGCAAAAGGTCCAACTATTGTATCTACTACTTTTTTAACAGATATAAGAATATCATCAAAAGCTTTTGCAAGCTGTGCATACTGGTTTACTTCTGTGTCGCTTCCAATAATATTACTGTATTTTTCTTGGGTTTGTTCAAGTACATCATTTGCTACTGCTTGGCTTTTTTCAAATTGAGTAAGTTGGCTTACACTTTTACCAAGTTTTGCAGCATATTTTTCATTTGCATCGTTCAAACGAAGAATAACACCAAGTTCATCCAAGAGTTCTGGCTCCGCTTTAGTTACACCACGCACTAAACGATTGAAAGAATCTGTAACATCTCTACCAAGAATAAGAGAAGTATCCTTTGCAGCAGTACCTAAATCTTTAAGTTGCTGTTGAGAAAGGCCAGCAGCAGTACCAATAGCTGCAGCTTGAGAGGCATCTTGAAAAGTAATTTGAGCATTTGTAGCTTCTTGAATTTGATTTGCTAAAACTCGCATTGCTATACCAGTTGAAGAGGCGTATGCAATTTGTCCTTGTTGTAGTACTTTAAGATCTCCAGCTGATTTTAGAAAATTAAATGCTGCACTAATTGCGAATAATTGAGCAGCTAATGAGGCGTAGGCGCCCACAAGCCCAGCACTACCCATCTGCATTTTAGCAAACGCTTTAGTGCTGTTTGAAGTAGCTCCTGCTACGCCTTTCTGTTTCTTAGAGAAGTTTTCGCTACCATTCGCA